TATTAAGTGAAACAAAAAAAGATTTTGTATATCCTCCAAAGGAAAAATACATTGGATCACATATTAAAAGTGATTTAGCAGGTGCGCCTGTTTCAAATGAAAGTTATGAGAAGTATTATAAAGATTTAATATGAGTTTAGAAAACATAATCTATAAACTTCAAAGAAATTTAGATAAAAGAATACAACAATTAGCAATCTCAGTAACGTCCGGAGGGGTTGACAGTATGGAAACATATAAGTATATAATAGGACAAATAAATGCCTTAGAGGCAACTAAACAGGAAATCTCTAACCTGCTTAATGATAAGGAGCAAAATGAAGGAACAGTCGTCGATATCAACAGCAAAAATTCACTTACCAAATAAGGAATTAGTTGGATTAAAAAAATCAGAACCAAAAAAAGAAGTCACAACAGAAAAAACAAAATTACCCAAACCTACTGGTTGGAGAATGCTAGTTTTACCATTTAGAATGGATGAAAAAACTAAAGGCGGAATCTTACTAGGAAATGAAACTATAGACCGACAACAAGTTGCATCACAGTGCGGAAACGTAATGGCGATGGGGGACGCTTGTTACAAGGATAAAGAACGATATCCCAATGGTCCGTGGTGCAAGGTCGGTGATTGGGTGATCTTTGCTCGTTATGCAGGATCACGTATAGAAATTGAAGGTGGGGAAGTTCGTCTTTTAAATGAAGATGAAATTTTAGCAACGGTTCAGGATCCAACAGATATCCTGCACAAATATTAACATAGGAAGGAACTATGCCAGAGGAAAATAAAATAAAACAAGAAAAACCAAAAGTAGATTTAGATACTTCAGGACCTGAAGTCGATGTAACTTTACCAGAGGAAGTAAAAGAAGAAGTAATAGAAACCAAGGAAGAAGAAACAGTAAAAGAAGTTAAAGAAGAAGAAGTAAAAGAAGAACCAGTTAAAGAAGATGATTCTAAGTTAGAGGAATACAGTAAAGGTGTTCAATCACGTATTGCTAAACTCACAAGAAAAATGAGAGAAGCAGAACGTAGAGAAGGTGCTGCTGTTGAATATGCTCAAGCTTTAGAATCTCAAAGAAAAGAAGATCAGTCTCGATTTAAAAAGATGGACACTGATTATTGGTCTAGGTTTGAGAAAAATGTAAAAACAGGAATGGAGTCTGCTCAAAAAGAATTAGCAGGTGCCATTGAAGCTGGAGATGCAGCAGCTCAAGTCGAAGCCAATAAACGGATTGCCACGTTAGCATTTGATAATGCTAAATTGGAGCAAAGAAAGTCTACACCTGTTGCGCAGGAACCACCTGTTCAACTTTCAGACGGTGGAAGATTACCACAGCAAACACCACAGGAACTTCCTGATCCAGATCCTAAAGCGGAAGAATGGGCTAGTAAAAACACATGGTTTGGCAAAGATAGAGCCATGACTTTTACTGCCTTTGAAATCCATAAGGATCTTGTAAATGAAGGATTTGATCCTAAATCGGATAGTTATTATTCTGAAGTTAATAAAAGAATAAAAGTTGACTTCCCGCATAAATTTGCTATAGGTGGTGATGTAGAGCATACGTCCAAACCCGTACAGTTGGTGGCTTCAGCTCAGAGAAGCGTAAGACCTGGACGCAAAACTGTGAGACTCACATCTTCACAGGTAGCAATAGCTAAAAAATTAGGTGTGCCACTCGAAGAATATGCAAAACAAATAAAACTCACGGAAGGAGCATAAGCATATGAAAAAAGAAACAAAAGAAACTTCTCGTGCGAGCCAAACACGGTCAAATACTGAAAGACCAAAAGTGTGGGCTCCTCCATCTTCTCTAGATGCACCCCCTGCACCTGATGGATTCAGGCACAGATGGATACGGGCAGAGAGTTTAGGATTTCAAGATTCTAAAAATATCTCTGGAAGATTAAGATCCGGTTATGAATTGGTGAGAGCCGATGAATATAAAGATCAAGATTATCCTGTAGTCACTGAAGGAAAATACAAGGGGATTATCGGGGTTGGTGGCCTTGTACTCGCAAGGGTGCCCGAAGAAATTGCGAAGTCTCGGACTGAATATTTTGCTAAACAAGCAGAAGGTCAGAACGAAGCGGTTGAAAACGATTTAATGAGGGAAGAGCATAAGAGTATGCCTATCAATGTTGACAGGCAGTCTCGCGTAACCTTCGGTGGTACAAAGAAATAATATTTCTTAAACTATCGATTTAAATCAACCCGTTTACATTTATGTAAACATTAAGGAGTAAAACATGGCTAATAGAAACTCAGCCGGTTTTGGGTTTAGACCAAATGGAACGTTAGGTAATACACCTGCGACTCAAGGTCTATCTCAGTACTGGATTGCTTCCGCAGCATCAGTTGATCTTTTTAACGGAATGGCGATGAAATCGTCAGCCGGTTATATGATTACTGGTGAAAGTGCAACTACAGTTACGACTATAGGTGTTCTTTACGGAATCTACTATACAGCAGCTTCGACTAATAAACCCACTTGGGCGCATTGGTACGATGCAACAATTACTCCAGCAAACAGTGAAGACACACAAGCGTTTGTTAATGATTATCCTTTTCAAAAGTATACTATAGCTTCAGATGATGCAGTAGCAGCTAATGTTCCTGCAGCTCACGTGAAGTTTATGGAAACTTTCTCCGTGTATGCAAATACAGGTGGAAGTACTTCAACAGGTAAATCGTCAACAACTCTTGACATCGCGGCAACACATGCAACAACACACTCTTGGAGATTATTAAGAAGTGCTGAGGAAGTTGAAAACAACGACCTTACAGCAGCTTATTGTTCTCTAGAAGTTGTTTCTAACTTGTCCGAATTTGTCGGAACTGGAACATAATAGGAGCATAATAACATGGCTATATCACGAGCACAGCTAGTGAAAGAACTAGAACCAGGTTTGAATGCACTATTCGGCCTGGAGTACAAACAGTATGAAAATCAGCACGCTGAAATTTATACAACAGAATCATCTGACAGAGCTTTCGAAGAGGAAGTAATGTTAAGTGGTTTTGCAAACGCAAACGTTAAAGTGGAAGGATCTGGTATTTCTTACGATGAAGCACAAGAAACTTACACTGCACGTTACACACACGACACAATTGCTTTAGCTTTTTCAATCACTGAAGAAGCGATTGAAGATAATTTGTATGACAGACTTGCGTCTAGATATACAAAAGCTTTAGCAAGATCTATGTCTAATGCGAAACAAGTAAAAGCAGTAACACCTTTGATTCAAGGTCTTCCTTCAACGGATAATTTTGATTCTGGTGATGCTGTATCTTTGTTCACAACTAATCACCCAACGGTTAGTGGAACAGTAGTTAAAAATACTTTAACAACGCAAGCAGACTTAAACGAAACATCATTAGAGCAAGCATTGATTGACATTGCTGGCATGACTGATGAACGTGGAATCAGAGTCGCAGCAAGAGGAATGAAAATGGTCATTCCTTCAGCTAATCAGTTCAATGCTGAGAGATTGATGAAATCTCCAGGCAGAACTGGAACAGCAGATAATGATATCAACGCTGTAGCATCAATGGGAATGGTTCCTCAAGGTTATAGAGTGAACAATTTCTTAACTGATACAGATAGTTGGTACATCATTACTGATGTCCCTAACGGTATGAAAATGTTCCAAAGAGCAGCTTTAAAAACTGCTATGGAAGGTGATTTCGATACTGGCAACGTTAGATACAAAGCTAGAGAAAGATACTCGTTTGGAGTATCCGACTATAGAGGTATCTTCGGTGTTGAAGGTGCGTAATAACTAATTAATGAGGCCGCCTCAAAACGGCCTCATTTTAAATATAGAAAGATAAAATGAAAAAATTCCTCATAAATATCTGGGCATACGATTATCACGCTAAATTTGAAATTTTAGCGGAGGATAATGCTCTTTCCGTTGAAAAATCAATCCTTGACAAGCTAGGAGAAAAGAGTATAAAATGGGAATCAACGGGAATGTTTAGAGACACCCGTAGAATAACCTATGAGGAGGTTATAAATGACCGAAGACCTATACAAACAAAAACGGTCCTTGGAGTTAGGGTGGCAGTATGAGTATAATCAACACGGAAAATATACTCTTAATATGGTCGAAATTGATGAGAAAATTAAAAGTATCATCACTCAGATCAAAGCTGAAGAGTTTAAAATTGCTGATAGAGAAAACAAAATCAGTGATTCAGCCCCCGAAGTTTCTGTGGCAACTTAGATAAACGCCACATCGCTGAAATCGTACTTTTATGCAGGGATCTCTTGCACTCTTTTAAAAATTATCATATATATAAATTACTATACAATTATTAATTGGATATAGACGCGTATAGTCGACGGCCTAGAGACTATATCCAAATTAACTAGGAGGATTATAATTATGGCAAGAACAAACTTTGCTGGACCTATCAA